ATCACAACCAACTTAAAGATGTGGCTTGGATTTGAAACGAGCGAAACATTAGGTAGGGAGGAAGTTGTTAATGGAGATTTTGCTACTGATTCTGATTGGTCAGAGGGTACAGGTTGGGATATTGATGAAGCAAACAATAAAGCTACACATACAGGAGCAGGTGGTATAATAAAACAAACATTTTCTAATTTAATTGTTGGAAAACATTATGTTGCAAGTGTTACATTAAATTCTGTTGGCGATACTACACTTTCAAATACATCTTTTCAAATAAGAAATAATACAGATACTGCAAGTGTAGCTCAACTTTTAAGTTCAAGTGGAGAAATATTAGCAGATGAAATTAATTATTTGACTTTAAATTTTACTGCAACTCAAGTTAATAATATAATTAGAGTTTACTCTGCAGATAATATATTTGTAACTGATTTTTCCGTAAAAGAACTAACCCAAATCACACCAGACAAATCGGGCAACAATAATGTAGGCGAGTTGTTTACAGGTAAGGCTCTTGATTTTGATGGTAATGGTGATTATGTAGATATAAGTGGTTTCTCTATGAGTGGTAATAATGCTACTTTTGCTTTTTGGGCATACATTGAAGAGAATGAAAAAGGAGATTATTTTTTCGATTTTTATTCTTCTTCAACTAGGTTCATACTTGGGTTTGGGCAAACAAGTCGAGAGTTAGCTATTTATAGTGGTGGTTGGCAAGATTTTGGTAACCCTCCACAAGACCAATGGGTAAGGATAGTTTTAACAGTAAAAGGAACAATTGCAAAATGCTTTGTTGATGGTGTGCAATTGGGTGCAGATAAAACAATTTCTGCTTATGATTTTTCTTCTCCAACTACTGCTCATATTGGAGCAAGACATACTCCAGAAACTTTCCCTAAATATTATCAAGGTCTTTTGTCTGACTTCCAAGTTTATAATAAGGCTTGGCTTAATGATGACATCGCATACGATTACGCAAATCCTCAAAACTTAGTAACTGATAGTGATAATACTACAATAGCTTTATCTAATTTAAAGGCATATTGGGCTATGAGTGAGGGTGCAGGTTCATTAACTTACGATAGTTCAGGAGAGGGTAATAATGGTACTATAAATGGTGCTACATACGAACCTGCTCAACCAAGAATACCTCAACTAGGTATGATGGATTGGGCGAAGAGTACACCTGTGGCAGATGAGATAACTTTAATACCTAACCCAACTACACCATCACAAGATATATTAGGTAACGCAGTTCGAGATAGATTGAACTCGTTTAATTTAGGTAAGTTAGGAGGTGCTAGACCAGATGCTTTCACATTAAGTGGTAATCAAGCAACAATTCAGTTGTGGTTTAAAAATGTTAATAGTAATGATTCATTGTATTTAGCAGATTTACATTCTGCAACAGATAGAATAGTTATAGGATTTAATAGCTCTCAATTATCAGTTTATCACGAAGTAACAAATTATTGGTTTAATTTTGGAACTATAACTGATGGAGATTGGAATTTTGCTACTTTTACTTTTGATGGAACAACAATGAAATGTTTTATTGGAACAACTCAGTTAGGAGGTACAAAAACTATTAACACAGGTATAAACATAGGAACAACAACTGATTTTGGTATCGGTATGAACCATTCCTTTCCAACAAGAACACAAGACTATAATGGTCATATAAGTGATTTCTTGATTTACGATAGAGTTCTTACATCAGACGAGATAGAAAACAATTATAACGCAGGTTTATCTGCACATACAAATTAATTATGAGAGGAAATGTATATATGTGTTTAGATAACACAACTTTCAAAGGATTGATTCCAGAAGAGTTAATGAAAACCTACGGAATACCACAATATGACGAGGAGGGGGTTCAAAATGGTGTTATTAAACCAACATTTAAAGAGCTTGGAGAGTACAATCGTAGAAAGTTTGGTGCTAACCCAATGGTTAAAATCGGAAAAGCTAAATATTATATAATAGAACTCGAAGCAAGTTGGGTAAATGGAGAGCTATCTGCTTTGCTTGATTTAGGTAAGGGAAAGAAATATCCAAATAACTGCTTAATGACAAGAACGGAAGCAGCTAAATTTATTCGAGATAACTCAGACGATTCAATAATATGATTTACTTTGATAAACATAAGGTCAAGAGTAAAACTGTTTACAAGATTACGCATGTAAATGGAGATGATATACTTATTACAAGATATTTTGACATGCACAAAGATGCAGAGCAGTTTGCTGATATGTATGCTAAAAAAAGAGGTTGTGAAATTCACAAATCGTTCAAAGTAAAAAAGAAAAAATAAATGGAGCATTGGGTACAAAATATTGCTGCAAATAAATTGTCTTTAAACATTTACAATCAATGTGTAGATGCAGAGGGCAATTACTTTTTGATTGGTGTAATAGATGATCAAACAAGAGTTGCAACATACGGAGTATTTTCTCCTGTTGCCAGATCTCAAAGAGCAATAAGATTTGATGTACCTACAAACGCAGCTCCATTTAATGCATTAAAGACAAACTCATTTTACAATGTTGTTGTATATGAGCAAACAAACAACTCAAATACAAGTCCAACAAACGCAGTTGTACTTGGTTTAAGATGGGAGGGTACAATGATAATAGACGCAGATAGTGAGGTTACATTTACTGAGTATGCAAACCCAACTGCAAGGAATTACGTTTACTATAACACAGAAGAATAAGCAGCATGATAAATTTAGTACAAATGGCTTCCTATACTACTCCAAAGATTGAGGAGAACCCTGCAAGAGAGTGGGTAGAATATGGTAGAGATAACGATTACTATCAATTCTTAATAGATAGGTTCAACGGTAGTGCAGTTAACAATGCTATTATTACAGGTATAGGAGAGATGATTTACGGTCAAGGTCTTGATGCAACAGATGCAGACAAAAGACCATTAGACTATGCTAAAATGAAGCTCATTTTTAGAGATGAAGATATACGAAAAGTGTCTTTGGATTTAAAATTGTTAGGTCAAGCTGCGTTCAATGTAGTTTGGAACAAGGGCAAGACTGAGATTAAGAAAGCAAAGCATATTCCAATACAAAATTTAAGACCAGAAAAGGCGATTGATGGAAAAATACAAGCATATTACTACTCAGATGATTGGTCGCAGTTCAGAAAGGACAAGTTTAAGCCTATTAGAATAGATGCATTTGATGGCAAGCGTAAATCAAGCGATAGCCAAATCATGGTTATACATCCTTACTCGCCGGGCTTCTTTTATTTCTCTCCTGTTGACTATCAAGGTTCTTTACAATGGAGCGAGATAGACGAGGAAATAGGAAACTATCACTTGACAAACATTCAGCAGGGGTTTGCTCCTAGCATGATGGTAAACTTTAACAATGGTACACCTACAAAAGAAGAGCAGGATGCTATTGAGAGAAAGATTACGCAGAAGTTTACGAGTACAAGTGGTAAGAAGTTTGTTTTATCGTTTAATGATAACCAACAACAAGCTACAACAATAGACCAAATTCCTATTTCAGAAGCAGCAGAGCAATACAAGTTCTTATCTGAGGAATGCACAAAGAAGATTTTAGTTGGGCATAGAGTTACATCTCCAATGTTGTTTGGTATTAAAGACAAGACAGGTTTAGGTAACAATGCAGAGGAAATTAAAGTTGCATCTCAGCTATTTGATAACACAGTTATAAAGCCAAAGCAAAACATAATCATTGATGCGATTGATGAGGTGCTTGCAGTTAATGGTATCCATTTAGATGTTTACTTTAAAACATTGCAGCCTATTGAATTTGCAGAGGATTTAGCAGACTTAGACGAGGAAACAAAAGAAAAGGAAACAGGTGTTAAAATGAGTGCTTGTAAGCATGACGATAGACCATTTCTTGACGATGCTAAATCTGAAACATTGCTTGAGCAATTGAAGTTGTACGGAGAGGTAAACGATGAGGAAGAATACAAGCTACTTAGTGAAGAGTTAGTTGATACAACCAATCCTAATTTCCATAAAGAATTTGAATGTTTTGATAGAAAGCCAAGAGAAAGCGATGCAAATCCAGAAAAGCGTTCTACTGCATCAATAGGCAATAAGAAGCTAGATGTTGGTTTATACAAAGTTAGGTATGCTTATGCAAAGACTACAACTAAATCAGCTAAGAATCCAAGCAGACCATTCTGTACTGAGATGATGATGATGTCAGATGCAGGTATCGAATTTAGATACGAGGATATAAAGAAAATGAGCAGAGATGGAGTAAATGGTCAGTTTGCACCTGAGGGACAAAGCACATACGATTTATTTACTTGGAAAGGTGGAGTTTACTGCTATCATGGTTGGATGAGAAGAATCTACTTTAGAAAGCAAGAGGGTGGAAAGTTCTTACCGAACAAAGGTCTTGACAATGATAAGCGAGTAGGAAACAATCCTTATGTTGTACAAAAAGGCGATGAATCAGTTGCACCGATTAACACACCGAATAGAGGAAGTTTAAAAAATAGATAATGGCAACAGTTTTATTCATATCACAGGACAGGTTGAAAACATCAACTGCTCTAAATTATAACATAGATACGGAGTATTTACTCCCATTCGTTAAGATTTCACAAGACAAGCATTTACAAGCTATATTGGGAACAAAGTTATATGAGAAGTTAGAAGCAGAGATACAGGCAGGAACTTTAGCAGGTGCTTATAAAACTTTAGTTGATGACTATATACAAGATGCTTTAGTGCATTATGCTATTGTAGAAGCATTGCCATTTATTTCTTATAAGATTGCAAATGGTTCGATTACTCAAAAGAATAGTGAGAACGGAACTGCTGCAACTAAGAACGATGTTGATTGGTTGATTAGAAAGCAAATGGATTCAGCAGAGTTTTATGGGCAGAGAATTATAGACTATTTGATTTATAAGACAAGCTCTTTCCCTGAGTATTCGTCAAACTCAAATGCAGATATTGATCCGATAGGTAACGCATACAATCCTGGCATCAAAATAGATTAATGGGGTACAAGCCAAAGAAAAAGAATATCAAGAAGCTAAAGACATATTTAGCTAAAATTAAAGTCAATGAACGAAAAGATTGATACAGTCATATTTAATGGAATTAACTTTGGCGCATTAGGTGTTACATTTATTGGAGTTGAGCAAGTTTTAACTATCTTAGTGCTTGTAAGTGCATTGTTGTATAACATTAAGAAATTAACAAGAGATGAATCCTAGATTTTTTATAAAGGAAGAGTTTACATGCGATGGAAAGAATTGCTTTGATAAGATTAACAAGAAGTCTTTGGAGCGTTTAGATCTGGCAAGAGAGTTTGCAGATGTACCATTTACAATTACAAGCTCTTGGAGAAGCAAAGCACATAATATGGAAGTTGGAGGAAAGCCAAACTCAGCACATTTAAGAGGAACTGCATTTGATATTTCTTGCATGAGTTCATATCAGAGAATGCAAATAGTGAGAGGCTTGCTTGAAGCAGGTTTTACTCGCATTGGAATAGCTAAATCTTTTATTCATGCTGATGACGATGCAGAATCGCCTCAACAAGTAATGTGGTTGTACTAATGAGTTGGGAATTATCTTTAGGATTTTACACAGGAATACTCTTGGGAGTTTATACCAAGCGTTACGATGATGGCATTGCTCATTATCTATATTTACCTTTTTGTTTCATTTGTTTAGATTTTTATTATGATTGATTTTATTGCACAAAATTGGGGAGAGCTTACAATCGGTTTGTTGGCTTTTATTAAGGTTGTTGTTAATCTTACACCAACGGAAAAAGATAACGCAGTATTTGGAAGATTAGATACTATCATTAACTTGTTTATATACGATAAGATTAAATGAGTTCACTAACTACAACTTTGATATTATCAATACCTGTTTGTTTATTTTTTTATTTAAAATGGCTTTATAAAGATGAGAGCAATAGCAAAAGCAGTCGGAAAGATTAGTGAAGTCTTTCAAGAGGGACAACGTCAAAAGAAGTGGAGTGCAAAGCGTTCCGTAAGTGGAGTGCTAGTTACAGCAGCAGTTTCAGACATGGCAGCAAATGGATTAACGGAGCTTAACGTCATGTTAAGTTTTATTGCTATCTTGCCATTATGTTTCACTGTATTCTCTAAAGCATGACAAAGAAAAAAGATGGTTGGAATCGCATGAGGTTAAAACCTAGCGAAATTGAACTAATTAAAAAGCACAGAGCAAACACCTTAGAAAACATCAATAACAATTCAGCTCTTGATTTACACTTACAAGAGCGAGGGATTGACAAGAAAGACGTTGTTTCAGTCAAGCATTGGCAAAACATGGGTGGAGAGCTTAGGTTCTCAGTTGTTACAAAGGAAGATTCTGGCATTGATGAAGAGGGCATATTTGGTAGGCTCAATACATTCATCGAAAACCATGCACCAACCTATCCAAAAATCAAACACAAAGCAGGTCGGCATTTATTAGTCATCAATCCTGCTGACATTCACATAGGCAAATACGCAAACGCAGAGGAAACAGGAGAAGATTACAACATTCCTATTGCAGTTTCAAGAGTTGTTGAGGGAGTGCAAGGCTTAATACAAAAATCAAAAGGCTTTGAGATTGATAGAGTATTGTTTTGTATAGGAAACGATATACTGCACGTTGATAATGTATATAACACTACAACAAAAGGTACACCACAGGACTGCGATGGTAAGTGGTGGGAACATTACGAGATAGCATTGCAGCTCTATGTTAAATGTGTTGAGATGCTGAGAGAAGTTGCACCTGTTGACTGCGTGCATTCAATGAGCAATCATGACTATCAAAGTGGATTCCATTTAGCACATGCTTTAAAGGCTTGGTTTAGGAACACAGAGGATGTTTCAGTTGATGCAGGAGTTGCACATCGGAAGTATTACAAGTACGGAAGTAATTTAATAGGCTTAGAGCATGGCGATGGTGCTAAAATGGATAATTTACCCTTGTTAATGGCACAAGAAAGACCAGATCTATGGGCAGAAACAAAATTTAGATATTGGTATTTACACCATCTACACCACAAAGTCAAACATAAATGGAGAGATTCAAAAGATTTCATAGGGGTAACAGTCGAATATTTAAGAAGTCCAAGCTCTGCCGATTCATGGCATTCAAGAAAAGGGTTCACAGGCTCTCCAAAAGCAGTAGAAGCATTTGTACATGAGTTCGATAGAGGACAAGTTGCAAGGCTAACACATTTTTTTTAACTACACAATCCCCCCAAGATTAAGGCTTACAGAGATGTAGGTCTTTTTTTTTGCAAATTATTTTAATATTATAGTTGGTATTCTTAAAATATATTATATATTTGTAGAAACAAAACAAACAAAGCTATGAAAGTACAAGTAACAATGACAGAAACAATAACACAGAGTTATACAAAAGAAGTTGAAATGACTAAGGCAGAATACAACAGATATATTAAAGGTACAGAAAGCCAAAAAGAAAGTTGGGATTTAGTACAAGAAGTAGAAGCTGGTAAAGAGTCAGTTCATGAAGAAACAAAACAATGGATTAGCAATGTAGAACAAGTAGGTGCGTAATGCTCCTTTAACCTATAACCATTAAACACTACTATTATGAAACAAGGTTTATTTACAGATGTTAATGCAGTTATTAAAGAAGAAATAGCTGGTTTAAAAAACATAAAGATTCATTTTCAGATGAATGGCGATTTTGATAAAATACAAAAGGTGTCATTAGCAATAAGACAATTAGAAATTTTAATAGGAGCGTAATGCTCCTTTAACCCTAAAGACAAAACAATGAAAGTACAAGTTGATACATCAGACAAGACCACAGTTTACACAGGAGGCGAATATCCT